ATCTTCTTCCCACTCATCATAGTAGACAACCGAAGCCATCTGGTCTATGTATGCAAGGGAGTCAATCAAATCGTCATGCACTAATTGGTTAGGGAATTGAAACAACTGGTCAAGGAACTCATTATTCCAATCGCCTTTGTTCAGTGTAATGTTACCGTGTTCAAAGCGTCCTTGTAACGCCCAGACAATACGGTCTATCTTGTTCTTGTTACCGTGCGTTAACTCTTCAACACGGAAGAAACGACTACGTTGTTTCATTAGGTCAGATAGTGGGGACATAACTGCTTGCTTAGCAATACCACGTTCTATGCCCACTGCTGCGGGTTGGTACTTAGCAACAGCATTAAATATCTTCTCTGCTGTCTTGTCTAGTGTCCAACGTCCGTAGATTATTTCTTTGACCCACCAGCCTTCACGCCCAACTTTAACAACTGAGATTGCAGTGTTATCGAGTCGTTTGTTTTTCTTGCTTGTTGACGATGTGTCAATAAATCCAGCAAGGTCGATGGCAATGTAGTAGTCACCATCTTCTGGTTCTTCATCATCAAACTGCACCCAGTCTTCTTTAAATATATCACTGCCTTGTGCAGCGAAAGAAGCCATGAACTCCTGCTTAAACGCAAAAGATGACATTGACTTTTTAGCCATGTCAATCTCTTCTGGGTCTAGTAGTTCATTATCGTAAGACGTAAAGTGCCATGACTTATACGTAGGGTCATCACCCATTTCACCGTACATGTACAAGTCGTAGAAGTGGTTACGACCCATAGGCGTACCAATAAACAATGCGCCACCCTTCTGGTCAGCTAGAGCAGGACGTAAGATTTGCTCCCACACCTCTGGCTTCATGTCTGCGTATTCATCCATGACAAGGTACTTCAAGGAAACACCACGCATCGTCTCAGGACGGTCAGCACCTTTCAAGGAGATTGTTGCACCATTAATCAACGTGATCTGTAGGTTGTTAATGTGAGCACTTTTAATGACTTCGTGGCCTAGTTCTAACAACGTAGACCACATGATGTCACGTGCTTGTCCCTGCGTTGGAGCTACATAAAAGACATGACCACGCTCAACTTGCAATGCATTAAGTATAAGCTTCCATGCTGCAAGTCGAGACTTACCTGTTCGACGACCAGCTGCCACGATTTTGAATCGAGTAGGATCACTGAATACCTCTTGCTGCCAGTTAAGCAGTTTTACGTTTAATGCTGTCATACAATAAGACGTTGACCAACTTGAATCATGTTAGGATTTGAGATGTTATTCTTTTCTACCAGATCAGCTACAGTTGTACCTGTACGTGCTGCAATCTTAGAAAGACTATCACCTGCTTGAACTGCGTACTCTTTATAAGCCATGTCTTCCATAGTAGAAGGTACTTCAGGTCTACGCTCAGCAATAGCCTGTTCAATAGCATCTACTTCTGGCTCTGCTTTAACAGGTGGCTTAGCAATACGCTGTCCTACCTTAACTTTGTTAACATCCTTGATGCCGTTGTAGTCAGCCAGTTCCTGAACAGATACGCCCATGTCTTTAGCAATCTTACCTAGCGTATCGCCTTTCTTAACTTCACGTCCTAACAACTCTTCTTCTTTACCTACGTAAATACGAATAGTGTTACCACTAGTGTCGCCTTCATCTTCTTGCATTAGACGACCTGCTACAGAACGTAAACCAGAGTAGCTGTCCTTACCTTTGTTAGATGAAGAGCCAGAGAAGTTATACTTATCAGTGAAGTAGACATCACCTTCGTCTGTGATTTCAATTGAACCACGTCCAACACTCAACGCAGCCTGTGCGTCAGGGTTAGAGTTAACCATCTCCATGAAGTTACCAAAGCCACCACGAGCCTCAGGAGAGCGTACAAACTCACCCATAGGGGTTCCATCAGGTAGGTTGTCGTAATCCTCGTAGGCAGTCCCTCTGCGCCCATCCTGAAGGGCTCTCATCGTTACCTTACGAATAGAGTCTACAACTTCAGGTGCGAAATTCTCTTCTGTCTGTACGAAGTCTGTACCAAGGGCTTTACCTGCTAAACCTTTTACAAACTGTTCGGCAGGCTCACTCACTGCCAACTTAGCAGCATTCTTTACGGTTTCAACTGGAGCGTCTGTTAACGCATCCCATGCATCCCCACCGTATGTTTTAATCTTATCCCACAAGCCCATTAGTTTAAATCCTCGTATTCTGCATCAATGGCATCGTCATCACCACCAATGATAGTAGTATCGCCACCAACTCCGGTAATGTTAATTTGAATGGCATTCTTACCACTTCCTTTTACGACATCCTTCTCAAAGGCTGCTGTTGGCAGGACACGGTCAGTAATTATTTTCCATGCTGCTGCTTGGTGTTTATGTTCATCGTCAAGTGCCGCATCAAAAATCTTTTCTAATACCTTCGCACTCTTAGGTGAAGCTAACATCCTTGCTTTGTATTCATTGATGATAGCTGCGTCACCTTTCGGACGACCCCTAGCAACTCTGTTGCCTTTCTTCTTTTCAACAACTGCTGTCTTAGGTGGACGACCACGACGTTTAGGTTGTGAAGTATTCTCTGTCACGACAGTACCTCTATAGAGATGTTACATAATTTACATGACAAGGAACACAGGTTAAGAAACATACATGCGTAGTTATGTTTTTCTTAAAGGTTAATTACTATTAATGCGGTGTCTTGTTGTCACGTTTATCTATGTAGTATACACTACCATACTTTTACTAAAAAGTCAATACCCTAGCACTACTTTTTTTTATAATTCCCTAGCCTATTCCCTCACCTTTTCCATAGGTCTACTTCAGCGGGTATGGAGAGTATCCCTGTCTCCGCAGACCGCCTTAGATTTCAAAGACTTAGCACAGATTCTATAGCTAATGAGAGTCATTCTTATTTAGTTTTATTTTACCTCTTTTTTGTGTCTGAGAGGGAGCACCACCACCACTGCAAACACAACCCCCTCCCCCGCCCCTCCCTAGACCCTCCCTAGTGTTGCACAGCATAACTGTTGTAATACTAAACAGTTGAATGAATGAACTAGTGAAGCACCCTATAATAGGTACACACAATTGTTACACACCTAAACAGTTTATACCCCCAACTGTGTTCACACCTTCGCCTCAGTCTCCCTAGATGCTCCCTAGTTATAAGCTTAGAACCTCCCTAGTTATAACAGGACATAGCTTTATAACTTATTGATCTACGCCCTAGAAGCTCCATAGAAGCCCTGTAAGCGTTTTTGTGGTTAAGCAGTACCTCAGGTCATCTTTAAAGAGAACTCGATTCCCCTTTATAATCAACAACTTACAAGCGTTATAACCAAACAACCCAGGAGGCTATAACTAAATGTTCTTTGCATTCGTCGTCATGTTCTGATAGGTCAAGATCAGACTGTCTACAAATAAGAAAAGACCTACGTCATGGCTTGTTCATTTGGTTATAAGCTTATGACAAATTGTTCTTTGACAAGATGCTAAGCGTTCCATTAATCTACACACATCGACAGGGCAACAGCCGGTCGCGCTCTTTAACAACTCGGAACCTCGCACGCCAGACCGGCAAATGCTGATCGCGCGCCCTAGTAACAATGGCCTAGCCCATGGGTGTCGCGCGTGAAAACGGTCAGAGGTTCCTGTTGTGGGCACGCTCATTAACAATTTGTATTTACACTGAATCGCTTGAATAAGGTGAATGGTATCGGCTAGGCGGACCACTCAAGATAAAACAAGTTGCTAAGTGGGCTTAACAAAAAGCTTTACCACTGATCGAAAGGGCATCCGAATAGATCACCAAACGGTAGAGCTTTTGATTAAGCAAACAACCCAAAAGGAAAACAAATCATGTCACGTAAAATCTACATCATTGAAACAATGACCAAATCAATCGACGGCTCAACATTCACTGCACTGGAAGAGGCTTTTACATCCCGTCAAAAAGCACTTGCAAGCATCGAATGGCGCAGAGACTACACCAAGCGCAGAGAGGCCGACGGTAACATGAAGCTGATTGAATGGGATCAGAAAGAAGATGAGGCGCTTGTTTCATACCCAAACAATGAGCATTATGAATGGAAACATTACACCATTCGCACAATGGAACTAAGCTAATGATTAACAGAGGGCTTTCGTTGAGAGTCCTCGATTAATCAACCAACCGAAAAGGTGAATAAAATGATCTACACAACTATGACAATCGAAGACATGATTAACGATCTAATCTGTGACCCATGGGCGAACTGGACCCCACAGGGAGCGCGTGCGTTGGCCGAGTACTGGGATGATCTGAGCGACGAACTAGGCGAAGACATCCAATGGGATAGGGTAGCAATGCGCTGTAGCTTCACAGAGTACAGCTGTATTGAATCAGCTATGGAGGCGTTCGGCATTGACCGCCACGAAAACGATCTACGCCACAACACAACAGTGATTGACTGTGACAACGGTCACGTCATTGTAGAAGACTTTTAATCTGAGGAGGTATCAGAGATGGCTATAACATTCAAAAGCTGTGAGGCGGTCTCTGATCGCTTCAATGAGACAGGTGACTGCACGGTTAAGGCTCTGGCTATTGCGGGTCAGATGCCTTACAAGAAAGCGCACGCACACCTAGCAAAGCACGGACGCAAACCACGCAAGGGCATGACACTAGAACCACTTAAGCAAGCATACATTGATGCGGGTCTAATGCTTACACCAGTACGCACAGAGGCACGCACCATAAACCAATTCGAACAGATGGCAGACAAAACAGAAGTCTACCTAGTGCTGACCCGTGGCCACATCGTAGCGGTGCGTCATGGGGTCGTGCAAGACTGGACCAAGGGACGCAGACACCAACCAAAACTAGTGTGGGTAGTAACCCGCAAGCAATCCAAGAACGCAGAACGCAAGGCTAAGAGGTACGGCAAATGATAGGCACACAATTCGAGTTTGAAGATTGTCAACTAGACAAGACAATCGAGTTCACGGTGGAGGTTACCTACTTCTACCATCAGCCATCACACAAAGGTAGTCGGCACAGTTGTGACAGCAGTGGTGACTACTACGGATACACTGACTGCGAATGGAAGTTTGTCGGGTGGTCTGCATTCGATAACGACGGAGGAGAGATCGAATGCGGTGAAGGTGAACCACCGTACACACTAGAACTAACTGACAGCCAGATCACAGACATGGTGATCGAATCAATTACAGAGGAATTCTAAAATGACTAAGCTAACTACAGAACTAAACGAACTAAAAGCAATGCGATCAAGATTCCCTGTCGGTTCTGATG